GCGGCCGCGCATGTCGCTGGCGGCGATCTCGCGCGCCTCATTGATGCTCACCACCACTCCGATCGGCTGGTAGTGGCCGTCGCCCAGGTCGGCGATCAGCATCGCGAGTCCGAGCTCGGTGTCGTCCGTGATCTCGATTGCAAATCCGGGCGTTGCGTTTGTTCTGGTCTGTTTGGTGCGTGCCATCGTGTTCATCTCCTTGCATGACGATTCATCACTCGGAAGCCAGAAACGATCAAGCGGAATCTGCGCGAAGAACGAAGAAACCGCCGACCGTGGTGGCCGGCGGCGGAGGCGGGATTGGAGGCAGGCTTGCTACTGAGCCAACACGTAAGCGCGCTCGCCATCCTCACGCTTGATGCTCTCGATCTTGAGGCCCATCTTCTTGGTCAGGCTGCCGGAGATGAAGCCGCGGACGCTGTGTGCCTGCCATTCAGTGGCGGCCATGATCTGCTTGAGAGTCGCGCCGCCCGGCTGGCGGACCAGCTCCAGGACCTTGGCCTTCTTGCTGCCTTCTCGCGCCCCTTTGGCCCCAGTCGCGCCGTCCGTGGTGGTGGCCTGTTTGGTCGCCTTGGCCTTCTTCGGCGCCGCGGGGGCGGCGTGTTGCGCGGGGGCGGGCGTCAGTGCCTGGATGGCCTTCCAGATCCGGCCGACCGCCGTCTTGCGGTCCGTGAACTTCTTGACCGGCTTCAGATCGTCGAAGGGAACCACGCCTGCAAAGGCGTTCCAGACGTCGACGAAGCGGGAGATCGGCCAGGCGGCCGAGAGTTTGGCAAGTTCCTTCTCGCTCGAGAAGGAGCCTTCGGTGCTTCCGACGCGGTGATTCAGCGCGTCTTCGAGTGCGGCAAAAGCCGTGATGTTGTTGTCGGTGTCGATTACGAAAGTGGTCATGGTTTGTCTCCTTGTTAACGAGTCATGCCGGCGAGTTGCCCGTCGGCGGTAATTGAAAGGTCCTTGTAATAGCCGCTCCGGAGGCGAGCCCATCCGAAGGGCGTGTGGATTTCGTGGCGGGCGGCGATCCGGCTGAGTTTGAGGCGGTTGGTGCCGTTCTCAAACTCCTTCTTCAGATGGCCGAAGCGATCAAGCTTCCAACCCTGGCTGGTGGCCCATTTGATCAGTTCGTCCTTGGTGATCATCGCGAACCCATTCATCACTTCGGGTCTGCGAAGAAGCAAGCGGAAAGTTCGAGAAAAAGACCGTGCCTTTGGTGAGTATCCGCGGTTACGCCAAGCATCGCGGCGTGAGCCACACGGCTGTGGAGAAAGCCGTCAAACAGGGCCGGATTCGGACGGTGGATGGCAAGATCGACGTCGAACAGGCGGATCGCGATTGGAACCGCAACAGCAGTCCAGTGAACAAGCCGGAAGCCGCGCAAAGCGCCGCCGCCACGTCCGAGCCTCTGGTCGCCGGGCCCAGTTTTGCGCAATCGCGCGCGGTGCGGGAGGCCTACGAGGCGCGCCTAGCGAAGCTGACATGGGAAGAGCGGATCAAGAAGCTGATCAACGCGGACGAAGTGCGCGTTTCGACATACAACTTCTCGCGCATGATCCGCGACCGGCTCCTCAACGTGCCGGATCGCGTCGTGGGCGCGGCGCTCGCCGAGATTCGTGCCGCACTGACAGCCGCTGGAGTAGACCTGGCGCTGATCGAAGGTCTGAACATGGCGAAGGTGCATGGCATCATGCTCGCCGAGATGCGGAACATCCTGGAGGAGTTCGCCGATGAGCTCGGCCAGCGCTGAACAGATCTACTTTGGGTCTGCGGCGGCGGGCATCCGGCCGGATCCTCTGCTCACCATCTCGCAGTGGGCGGACAAATACCGGAAGTTGTCGCAGCGGGCATCGGCAGAGCCGGGACCGTGGCGCACGGATCGCACGCCGTACCTGCGCGAGATCATGGACTGCCTGTCGCCGTCGTCGCCAATCGAGCGCGTGGTGTTCATGAAAGGTGCGCAGATCGGCGGGACCGAGTGCGGCAACAACTGGATCGGGTACGTGGTTCACCAGGCGCCGGGGCCGATGATGGCGGTGCAACCCACCGTCGAAATGGCGAAGCGCAACTCGAAGCAGCGTGTCGATCCGCTGATCGAGGAGTCGGACGTGCTGCGCGAACTCGTCCAGAGTCCGCGCTCTCGCGACTCGGGGAACACGATCCTCTCGAAAGAGTTTCCCGGCGGCGTGCTGGTGATGACCGGAGCAAACAGTGCTGTTGGCCTGCGCTCGATGGCGGCGCGGTTCCTTTTTCTCGACGAAGTGGATGCATACCCCGGCGACGTCGAGGGCGAGGGCGATCCGGTCAATCTGGCGATGGCCCGCACGCGCACGTTCGCGCGGCGCAAAGTGTTTCTGTGCTCCACGCCGAAGATCACCGGCATGAGCCGCGTAGAAGCGGCCTTCGAGGAGAGCGACCAGCGGCGTTTTTGTGTTCCGTGTCCGCACTGCCGGGAGTTCCAGGTACTGCAGTTCGCACAGTTGCAGTGGCCGAAGGGCGAACCGGAGAAGACCGTTTACGTTTGCGAGCACTGCCGGCAAGAGATTCAGAACCACCAGAAGCAGTGGATGCTACCTCGCGGCGAATGGCGCAAGGCCGGGCCGGGCGACGGGAGGACGGCTGGCTTCCACCTGTCGAGTCTGTACTCGCCGGTCGGCTGGTTCGCCTGGTCCGATGCCGCCAAGCAGTTCGAGCAGGCGCAAAAGAACCCATCACTACTTCAGGTCTTCGTCAACACGGTGCTGGGCGAGACGTGGACCCTGCTGGGCGAGGCTCCGGACTGGCAGAAGCTTTATGACCAGCGCGAGGACTACCGAATCGGTGTAGTGCCGCGCGGCGGACTTTTCCTGACGGCGGGCGCAGACGTTCAGAAGGACCGCATCGAGGTCGAGATTGCCGCCTGGGGCCGTGGAAAGGAATCGTGGTCGGTCGATTACCGGGTATTCGAAGGCGACACATCGCGCTCCGCCGTGTGGGAGAAGCTGACCGGCCTGCTGAACGAAACCTTTACCACGGAATCGGGGCTGGATTTACCCATCCTGCAGCTGGCCATCGACTCCGGCTTCGCCACCACAGAGGTCTACCAGTGGGCGCGGCGGCAGGGCGGGCGGGTGCTGGTGGTCAAGGGCGATTCCCGCGCGCCGTCACTGCTCGGCGCGGCCGCGCCGGTAGATGTGGGTCCGCAGGGTGCCCGGATCAAGCGCGGCATTCGCGTATGGCCGGTCAACTCCGGCATGGCGAAGGAGGAACTGTACCGATGGCTGCGCCTCGACCGGCCCACGGACGAGGACATCGAAAAGGGGAATATATTCCCACCTGGCTTCTGTCACTTTCCGAAGTACAGCGACGAGTACTTCAAGCAGATCACCGCCGAGCAGTTGGTGACGAAGCTGGTCAAGGGCTACCGGCGGCACGAGTGGCAGAAGATGCGCGAGCGCAATGAGGCGTTGGACTGCCGCGTGTACGCGCGCGCCGCGGCGGGCCGCATCGGGATCGACAGGTTCCAGGAGAAGCACTGGACGGAACTCGAGCGGCGGGTGGCGGCTGCTCCCACAAACGATGGGAAGCGGCAACAGCAGCGGACGCACGTGACGCAACCGCGCAATCAGGTTCGATTCAAGGTGGAGATTTGACGCCGGAGTCGTGTCAATCTTCGTCAGAGACGTCAATGCTCTCGCGAAACAACACTCCCTCACGTACCATCCTGTCGGCGAAGGCCGGGGCATCTTGTGTGAGATGAGACCCGTCCGCCTTTTGGGAACCGTCATCGACAGCGACTTCGATTGGGCAGCCGAAAATCTCTTTATGGAATAGGAGGGCCGCGCGGCCGATTCCCTGGCGTTTATATGAGGAAGCAAGCTCGTCCATATACATCCACGTAAGCCGGTAATAATCGCCACGATCATCATCTTTATAGGAGAGCTCAACTCCTCCGATCTTCTCTCCACTGGGTGTCCTGATCTCGATGGCGTCGCCCGATTCGGATAGCTCAATCAAAACCGTGCGACCGTCCTTGCATTGAAACTGCTTGCTGTATTCATTCACATTCGTGCC